AGATATTTAATGTTTGGTGGTTAATTTAGTAATATATTTTTATATAGCTCTTTGAACAATTTGTGTGGTATATATTAAATTAGCTACTTCTTTGGCCTTTTACCGAGTATACCACACATCAATTTAGTAACAGTTGAGTATGACTTTGCAAGGTCTACTCTTAATTCGGCACCGGAAATCCTACCGAAACTGTTAGAATACGCTTTCTAGGGGCGTTCGTATTAGCATATTTAATGTGTGTTAATATGAGCGTCCCTTTTGCGTATATAGTTAATTTTAGGCGGTTTAAATGCCAAAGTATGAAGTTATAACATTAAATGACGGTTATAGAAACTATACATATTTTGAAAACAAAACCAGTGCTTTTGATTATGCAGTATCAAATAAACCGAGTAAAGTATTGGTTAGTCGTAGAAAGGTTAAGGAATTTAAATGAGTTACATACTTATTTTTGCTGTTTTTGTTTTAGGATTATCATTTGGACACGATATTGGTATAAGGAAATTAAAGTTTAAAGACTTATTATGTGTAACTCTATTTTCCATAATTGCCTCTTTATTTATTTGTTCTCTTATGGCAGGAATTTTATTTGTAATTTTAGGGTTAATGAAACAAAATATCTTTTTTGATTTAAAAATAGCTTTATATTTTTTATCCATTTGTTTTATTATTTGTTTTGGTGATTTTATAAAATTGGAAGATTTAAATGAGTTTTGAAGTAATATATTATAAAGACGGTAAACAAGCAAAGGCAGAGTTTAACATTGAAGAGCAAGCTATATCTTTTGCTATGAAAGTAAACGGTATGGTATTAGAAGATAATCAGGTTATAGAGAATTTTAGTGATGAATAAAAATTTAAGTTTTATTAAAGAAGTAGGTAATAATTGGGTTGATGGTAATTTTAAATATAAAATAACAATAACTGAATATTCTAAATCTTTAGATGATAAGTGGAAGTGTTTTAATGGAACTAATGATATAAATAAACTTAAACTAGAGCCAAATGCTACATATATAGTTGCTAATTTTAGTAACGAAGAAAAAGATTTAAGATATTTCTTTTTTGAAATTACTAATAAAAAAAATAAAGTAGTTGAGAGATTTGTGGATACTTGTTTATTGGCTAGTAATTTTTTAAGAGATTATCCTAAATTTATAAATAGTAAATATACTATAAAGTGTGTTAATTTAAATGACTAAAAAACAGGAAAAACCTAATAATAGAAAGAATGCCGGTAGGAAACAATTTGACGGTAAATCTGAGAGTGAAGTATTACAGAAATTAGAGTATGTTTGGGCTTTAGGTGGAACAGATGAAGAGGCCTGTCTTTACGCTGATATTTCAGTACAGGCACTTATGGTATATCAAAAGAAAAATATAAACATTTCTTTAAGGAAAAAGCTATTAAAGGAAAAACCTATTTTGATGGCAAGGGAAGCGGTGATAAATGCTTTAAAGGATAAAAACCCTGATATAGCAATGAAATACCTTGAACGCAAGAAAAAGGATGAGTTTAGTTTAAAGACTGAAACGGCTTTAAGCGGTCAAGTATCAAATATACCACAGGCAGAGATAAATATAATTAAGACTAAAAAAGAGGTTAAATGAAAAAAGAAGATATAGAACAAATAGCTGAACTTGTTAAGGAAAAGATAAAAGATTGTAGACCATATGAAATCAACACATACGGTCTTAGATTTATTGGTAGTTTGAATAATTTTATGTCAGATAGTAATGGTAATATGATGATTTTTTTTAACAGAAAACAAGCTGATATTATGTTATCAAGAATAAAAGAAAACAATCCTAATTCTTGTTATTCGGATTTAGAAGTAGTGTGTTTTAATTAAATGAAAAAAGTTAAGATAAATATAATAGACGAATTTTTACCATTGTATACAGATAAATACAGGTATAAGGTTTATTATGGTGGCCGTAACTCTGCTAAAAGTACATCATTTGCGCAGGTACTTTTGCTATTAACTAGAGCTAAGAAACTCCGCATACTTTGTACCAGAGAGATACAGAACACTATAAGAGATAGCGTACATAAATTATTAAAAGATTTGATATATAAATATGAGTTAACAGATTTTAAGGTAACGGCTGAAAGTATTACTAATTTACTTACCGGCAGTGAGTTTATTTTTAAGGGGCTGAAACATAACATAAACGAAATTAAGAGTATTGAGGGTATAGATATAGTGTGGGTAGAAGAGGCACAAGCTGTTAGTCATCAAAGTTGGGATATATTGATGCCTACTATTCGTAAAGACGGTAGTGAAATATGGGCTAGTTTCAATAGATTTTTAGAAAGAGACCCTGTATACGAAAAATTTGTTTTAAATAAGTTGCCTAATTCTTTGGTTAAAAAGGTTAATTATGATGTAGTAGAGCGTGCGGGTTTATTGTCAGATGTAATTAAGGCCGAAATAGAATTTGATAAAAAAAACAATCCCGATTTATATCAGCATAAATGGTTAGGTGAGCCGTTAAGCCAAACAGAGAATGCAATACTTAATCGTAATGAAGTATTAGCGGCAATGGAAAGGGAAATATCAGAAGAGGGTGCTATTGAGGTAGGCGTTGATGTGGCTAGATTAGGTAGTGATAGGACTTGTTTTTATAAGCGTAAAGGGTTAAAGATTATTGATTATAGAGAATACAGTCAAAAACGAAGTACCGATATAGTAGACCATTTAAAGAATTTTATAAATGAAGATAAGAAGATTTTACTAAAAATTGACGATACAGGTGTGGGCGCTGCAATTACTGACCCTTTAATTAGAGAGCAATACAATGTTTTACCTATTAACTTTGGGCAGTCGGCTAAAGATAAAGACAAGTATCCTAATTGCATATCTGAAATGTGGTTTGAATTTAAGAATATTTTAAATCAGGTGCAGTTGCCATATGATAATGATTTGTTAATGGAATTGTCTACTAGAGAATGGAAAATGGATATTAAGGGTAGACGGGGTGTTGAGAGTAAAGATAGTTATAAAAAGAAAGGTTTTAGAAGCCCTGATAAGGCGGATGCTTTGTTATTAGCTTTTTACACAGCTCCGAAATTTACTATAGATGTATTTTAGAGAATATATGAGATAATATAATTTAACAATTTCCAGTAATCGGTTCGCTACCGATGAACAGCTCCTAGAGCTGACTGGCTGACACACTTTCTAGGAGTGTAGACTGTAAAAGGTCTATGCTCCTATTTTTTGTGTCATAGGATAAAAAAGAATGTTAAAAAAGATTTTAAATAAAATACCGATACAGATAAAATTTGGCAAGAAGTCTTTTGCAAACTCAATTTTTAATGAAGATTATTTCAAAAACTCTGTATTATGCAATGAATACTACAATTCTAGTATTTCAGAGCAAAACAATTTATATAAAAATGTAGCTCCATTATCTACGGCTATAGATAAAATATCAGATGAGTTTAAAAGCGTACAGCCATATTTAGAAAACTTAAATACTGGAGAATTAACTTTAAAATCTCCGTTAATAGATAAACTTAAAAACCCTAATTCAGATACTACTCAAAAAGAATTTTTAAGGCAAATGGCATCTTTTTTTGAAATAAACGGTAGTTGCTATTTGGTTGCTAGTGCTATGAGTGATACAAGCGAACCTAAAGAGATAGTAGCTATAAACCCTAACGACATAAATATACAAGAGGATATGCGGGACGGTTACCCTGCATATTATAATTATTATTCTTGTAATGGAAGTATTACATTTTATCGTAGGGAAACCAAAGATAAGTTTAGATACTTTACTAAAGACGGTATGCAAGAATTATGGCATATTAAGAACTTTAGCATTGATAGTACGAAAATAGAGGGGTTAAGTAAGATAAATTCTATTTATTATAAATGCCGTCAATGGCTATTAGGCGGACTTCATAATATGTCTATGCTTGAGCGTGGAGCAAGGATATCTTTATTGGTTAGTACTGATAATAATATACCTGATGCTCAAAGAGAAAAGGTAAAAGCAGAGTTAAACAATAAATATACCGGTGCTGAAAATTCAGGTAAAATAATGCTTTTGACTGGCGGTACTATGAATGTAAAAGAAATGAGCCAGTCTAACAAAGATATGGATTTTATAAATTTAGAAACTCAAGCTGAAAAGTCTATATATTCTAAATATCAAATACCTTTACCGTTAGTACAATCAGATAGCCAAACATACGATAATTATAGGCAGGCAAATAATATATTTTACAATAGCGTTATTTTACCTTTAGTAGAAAAGATGTATGAAGAGTTAAGCATATTTTTATTTCCTAGATATAAGTTAGATATAACTAAATTTTCATTAAGTTACAATAAATCTGAAATATCAGGTTTAGAAGCTCAAACACTTGATAACCTTAAAACATTAAAAGACACAGATATTTTAAATAGAGATGAGTTAAGGTCTTTAGTTGGATATGGAAAAACCACAGACGGTGATATATTCTATATTCCTGCTAATTTAATACCTGCAGGTACAAGTATACCTGACGCAGAAAAGAAGATAAGAGAATATTTACAAAAGCAAAAAGATGTAAAAGGCAATAAAGTATTTAGTGATACTGATATTGAGTATGCAGTAAAGGAAAGTAAATAAATTATGCCATTAGCTAATACAAGAGCCGAAAGGCAAAGACAAGGTGCATTAGATACCGCTAAGAAAATGCGGTTAGAAATCCCTTTTGCTAAAGATATTAGGCGGATACTAAAAACAATATCAGATGACTTTTACAATGAATATATTAAAAGCGGAACTGTTATCAATATGGAAACATATAGAACTGATTTAACGGCCGCTTTAAAAAAGAATTATAGGAATATAGCAAATAAGTTTAAGCGTAATTTTAGAACGGATAAGAGTATAGATTTTGAAACAAAAGGGATAGATGAGAATATAGAAGCAACATTAAAACAGTATATAGATACGCATTCAGCAGAGCAAACAGGTTTAATTTTAGGCACTACATCGGAATTGCTTAATAGAGATTTGACAGGTAGCATATTTGCATTATCTGAAAGCGGGCAAGAATTAAATAACGAAAATGTGGCTGATTTAACTTGGAAAAAGAACTCTGCAAGGTCTGCAGGAAGAGCAAAGATAATAGCAGAAACAGAAACACAAAATATGTCCGAAACCACAAAGCAAACTGAAGTCAATGAAATGGCTATTGCGGGTGCTGTTATTGCAGGTGTTGCCATAACACAGCAGATATTAAAGAGAAGATGGAACTCACGATTAAATGAGGTAACCCGTTTTCCCCACGCAGTTGCAGACGGTCAAGTTAGAGGGATTTTAGAGCCATTTTCAGTAAACGGGCAATTACTTATGTATCCCGGCGATACATCTTTAGGAGCTAGTGCAGGCAATGTTATTGAATGCAAATGTTGGGTAACTTATGAAGTATGAATTTAGGAGATAAATTTATGAATTTAGAGAGAAAAGACTGGACAATAAATGATTTTAAGGCAGTGCAAGAAGATGGAAAACTAACAATAAGTGGATACGCTAATACTAAGAATAAAGCTGATAGGTACGGTGATATTCCAACTGTTTTAAAAGATAAAAGGGATTATGTTTATGATTTAAAAGAGTTTAAGAAAAACCCTGTTATGCTTTTAAACCATAACAATAAAGTTGAAAGTATAGCTGGTAGTTATTCTGAAGTTAGGGAAGATGAAAAGGGTTTATTTATTAAGGGCGTATTTTCAGATAGTGATTTGGCAGAAATAAAACACGCAAAGCAGGTTTATGGTGAAGGACACGCTAAAGCATTATCTATTGCAGGTAAATTTTTATTTGAGGATGACAAAAAACCAAACAATTTAACATTAGCTCAAATATACGAAATATCTCTTGTGGCTGTTCCTGCTGACCCTAATGCAATGGTAACGGCTGAAAAGAAATGTTTTGAGAATTTGCAAAAAAGGGGAATGATTGAAACTGAAAAAAAGGAAATTAAAGAAGTTATAAAAGAAGATAAAAAAGTACCTACATATCAAAATTTTTCATTATCTAAAAGGGATAAGGAATGGAACGCAGGGGAAGCGGCTAAAAGGGTAAGACAATTTACTGATAGTGTAGATGAGCCATCGGATGATTATAAGAAAGCATTTTTTTACTATGACCCTGAAATGTCTGATAAATTTGGAGCGTATAAATTGCCGTATGTAGATATAGTAGACGGTAAAATGGTTAGTGTCTTTAGGGCTTTGGCAGCTGTAGCGGGTAGGTTAGAGCAAACGCAAATACCTCAAACTGATAAAGATAAAATAATCAGTCAAGTCAATAGATATTATTCTAAAGCTAGGGAGCAATACGAAGACCCTAATATAATAAGTCCTTTTGAGCGTGAAATGACACCACAGAACTATAAAGAGCTTAATATTGCGTTAAAGGATAAATTTGATTTAAGTAGAAAGAAAAGAGATGTAATCGTATCTTTGGTTAAAAAAGCATTGTTAAATGACGATACTTTTTGCAAAGAATTTATAAACGAGAAATACCCCGATTTGTTAAATAACATAAAACAAATTGAGGCAGTTTTAAAAAGAATTGGTTAGTGATTAACTGGTTTTTAGGTTTGTGATAAACCGTATTTAAAACTAAAAATTAAACTAAATTGAGAGGATTATAAAATGGAACAGAAAGGAATTGAAGTTGGAAAAATTGAAGTTAAAGAAAAAGATATTAACGGGCTTGTAGGTGATGTCCGTAAACTTGCTGAAAAAAAAGAAAAAGATGTTTTAGATAAAGAAAAAGAGGCAAAACTTGACGCTGCTTTAGATAAGTTTGAAAAAGAAAGCGAAAAGTTGGCTAAACAGCTTTTGGATGAGCAGGAAAAAACAGCAAAGTTTGCAGAAAAGATAGATATATTTGAAAAGCAACTTTGCAGATTGCCTGCTTCAGGTAATAAAGGGCTTACCATATCTGAGGGTAAACAAGCATTTAATGAGTTTGTTAAAAGTGGTGTAGTAAGCGAAATAGGTAAAAAATATATAAGAACTGATAGCAACCCCGATGGCGGAGCGTTAACTTCTTATGATATTATACCTGACCTTATAAAAGATATTACTGAAATATCTCCTGTTAGACAAGTTGCTAGAGTAGATAGAACAGATAAAATAGGTACTGAAAGTTATCAAAGGTCATCTCTTGTAAGTGTTTATATGGTAGGTGAGGGTGTAGCCGCAACTGCTAGTAATTCAAAATATCAAAATCTAAAAATACCTGTGCTTTCTATGATGGGTGAAGTTCAAATTACTAATAAGGCAGCTATGCAGTCAGGTTTTGATTTTGAAACTGAAGCTAAAGCCGACCTAGTTGAAGCATTTGCAAAACTTGAAGGTCAGTTATTTGTAAGTGGAAACGGAGCAACTGAACCTATGGGCTTTATGACTTCTAGTTTAGTTGGTGAAATAAATAGCGGTGTTGCTGATGACATTACCTATGACAGCATAATTGACTTAACTGGGCAGGTAAAAACTGGATACAATCCTGTATTTGGATTTAACAGATTAACCAGAGCTAGAATAAGAAAACTTAAAGACGGTGCAGGTGGTTATATATGGCAAGCAGGTAATTTAGCTGCCGGTATACCTAACAGCATTGAAGGATATTCTTATTTTGAAATGCCTGATATGCCTAATATCGGAGCAGGTCTATATCCTGTTGTTTTTGGTGATTTCAAAAAAGGTTACAACATTGTTGAAGGAAAACAAATGTTGGTACAAAGAAATCCTTATAGAACAAGCGGTTATATAATTCTTGAGATAACAAGATTTATAGGCGGCGATGTTAGAACAGGTGAAGCACTTAAAAAACTTAAATGTTCTACCTAATATAAATATTTAGGGGGAGTATAAATAATATTCCCCCTAAGATTAACTTAATTTAAGGAGATTTAAAAATGGCGACAAAAGATAGCAGAACTAAATATGATGCAAAAATAGGTTTGAATACTCAAGCAATATCCAGCGACACGACTACGGCTGGCGTTAAGTTAGACTTATCGGGTTATTTGGGTGCAACATTCTCAATGACACTTGGGGCAGTATCGGCTGGGGATGTTACAATACTTATTAAAGATAGCACTGATAATACTACATTTGCCGCAGTAGCAGACCAGTTTCTTATTAGCACAGAGGCGACTTTGGACACAGCTAATACTATAACTTCTGTTGGGTATGTTGGTAAAAAAAGATATGTACAGGCCAGTGTTGTTACGGCTAATTCGGCAAACTTGACTGTTGGTGTAACCGCAGTATTGGAAAGAACACGCACTGACGACCTAGTTTAAGGAGTGGTTATGATTAAATTACTCAAAGACCAAAAATGGAATATAAGAGATGTAATTACTCCATTTAAAGAAGGGCAAGTTTTATCAGAGAAAGATTTACCTGAGAGGACTGTGTCCGATATGTTAAGACTTGGTTATGCGGAAAAAGTTAAGGAAGAAATATCTAAACCTAAAATGGCTGAAAAAATAGAAAACAAAGCTATTGAGGAAAAAGAAATTTCTAATAAAACTTTTAAACATAAACCTAGTTCTAAGAGTAAAAAGAAAGGAGTTAAATAATGCCGAATGTAGATAATTATTTTCAACAGCCACAGGGGACTAATGTAACTGACAATGTGGCTCAACTTGGCGGGACTGTTAATAGTAGTGGCACTCTAAATGTTACAGGTACTTTTACCTCTACATCTAGGGCTCAGTCGGCTATTACTCCAAACGCTGAGCTTATTACAGTAACTCAAGCCGAAATAAATGCAGGTAAAGAACTTATTCCTGCCGTAACAGGTAAACAGATAAGAATACTTGATATTGACGCTATTGTTTCTGGTAACTTTGCAACGGGTACATCTGTAGAATTAGAAGATAGTAACGGTACGCCTGTTGTAGCTTTACAATATGCAGTTGCCGCATTGACTGATGGTGCTTTTTTGGAAGCAGATACTGCTAATGTTACTATTGGTGCAGGATATATGGCTGACCTTACTGCAAGTAAATCATTAAGGGTAGAAAAGACTGGCAGTGATTTTACTGCCGGAACAAGTATAACTTTAATGATTAGTTATCAGTATGTTTAAAATTTAATGATTTGGGAGTGTGGTTATGTATTATAATTGTTTGAAATATAAAGATTATCAGTATAAGGCGTTAAAACGACCTGCCACACTCCCGTTATCATTAACAGAAGTAAAAGCATTTTTAAAAGTAACTACAAGTACGCAAGATGACCTTATAAGTACTATGATAAAAAGCGTAGTTTCTAATGCTGAAAACTTTATGCACATAGAGTTAATAACTAAACAGTTTAGAACTTTTAGGGATGCAATGTATTTTCCTATTCAATTAAGAAAATCTAAATTGGTACAAATTGACAGTATAAAATATTTAGATAGTGATAAGGTTTTACAGACTTTTGCAGATACTAATTATTACAGTGATTTCAATAACTTTTATTCAAATATATATTTAGAGGATGACGCTAATACTTCAGGTATTCAGTTGGCTAGTAGATTTGATAGTGTACAAGTTGACTTTTGGGCGGGATTTGGAGTGCCATTGACGAGTTTGGTTGGGAATGGCACAAAAGTTACAGTAACTACATCTGAAAACCATTATTTTAGTACAGGCGATACCATAAATATAAGTTACGCTTCCAATACAGGATTTAACGGAAACTATAAAATAACTGTTACAGGTGATACAACTTTTACTTATGACAATACAACTAACGCAAGTGAAACTACCGACAATGTATTCGCTAGTTTTATTCCTAGTGATTTAAAATTAGCAATGTTTAATCACATAAGCAGAGTATTTTCAAATAGAGGCGACTGTGAGAACGGGAATAGTGCGGCCTGTGATTGTATGAGTAAACTTAATTTACCGGCAGAAACTTTGATGACTTACAATATGTACAAAATTATAGAGGTAGGCATATAATGCCAAAATGTGAAAAAATACAAATAAAAAAAAGGCAAGCGTGTATAGGTGATTTAATACACGAAATAACATTGTATGACAGGGTTATAACTACTGATAATAACGGAGATGTAGACTATGCCTTAACATTTGAAAATAGTGTTTTTAGTTGGGCTGCTGTTTCTACTTTATCAAAAGGTCAGGATATATTTAGTGGTGCTAATTTATTAGGTGTTGCAACGCATATATTTTACATACAGCACATAGACGGATTGACTGCTGAAAAATGGATACAGTTTGATAATAGAAACTTTGATATTTTGAGTATAGAAAATTTAGACGAAAGAAAAGATTATATGGCTTTATATTGTAATGAAAGAGGCAGTAAAGATAACGCCACTAATTTTAAAGGGATTTAACTATGGAAATTAAGATAAAAGGAATAGAAAAGTTAAACGCACTTTCGGCTATAAGTAAAGATATGAAAGCCGGTATTCGTTTTGGTTTATATAATTTTGCAGATAAATTAAGAAAAGATATAAGGGCAGAAATATTAAAGAAAAATAAGACAGGCCGTATTTACAATGTTAGAAGAGGTAAAACAAGACGGCAACATAGAGCATCTGCAAAAGGTGAAGCTCCTGCAAATTTAAGCGGTAATTTAAGGGCTTCTGTAGGTTATGATGTTAAAGGCGTAGATATGAGTATAGGATATAGGGAAAAGTCATCAAAGGGCAACCCTGTAAAATACGGGAAACGGCTTGAGGTGGATTTGCAAAGAAACGCAATAGAGCAGGCCATAAACAATAATGCTAGTGATTTTAAAGAGTTTGTTTCAAAGGGTGTACATAATAAAGTTGTTAAAAAAATACAGCAAGGTAGGCGTAGATGAAAATAGAAGAGATAGTACAACAGATAAGACGCACTATTCCGTTTGTTACTGATAGTTTTACTGATAATATAAGCATATCAAGTTTAACTAGAAGTGGAAGTACGGTAACGGCTATATCTGCATCTGCTCACGGGATGGATACAGGTGATTATTTCTTTATTAAAGGTGCATATAATCCTATTTCTATATCTTCGGCCGTAAGGACAGGCACACAGGTATTATGCACCACAGCAACCGAACACGATTTAACAACGCCTTTTAATTATGAAGTTTTGATAAGCGGATTTAATGAGGCAGATTATAACGGAACATTTGAGTTAGTATCAGCTCCCGATAGGAATACATTTACATTTAAAGTACTCGCAGGTTTATCTAATCAGCCAACAGGTAGCGGCGTTTTAAATGAAGATTTGAGCATAGCTTTTACAGGTGGATATAACTTTGGATATAACGGGTATAAGCAAATAACTAAAGTAAATGATACCACTTTTACATATGCAATAGATAATGCTCCAAATAGCCCTGCTACCGGTACTATATTAGCCACTAAAAATCCTAGAGTAAGCGGAGCGGTAAGTTTGGAAGTTGCAAAGTCTAGTTATGAAAAGCAAAGTGCAGGGGATTTATGGGCTTTTGTAGTTATGGAAGATGGGGCTGCTAGTAAAGATAGGCATATTGATAGTGATACAAGCTATATCGGCTCAAGGACTAATTTTTATTTACAAGACTATATACAGCCGTTTAGTGTTTATGTATTTACTCCTTGTAAAAGTGAATATTCTGCAAGAGCGTCAAGGGATTTGATGGTAACAGTAAGAGCTGATTTATACAAATCTTTATTAACTTATAAAGCTAAAACAGGATTTTCAGATGAGACTAGATACAGTATAACAGCTGTAAGTGATAATTTTTCTGAATACAATAATTCATATTACATACATAGATTTCAATTTGAAATGTTGGGGTCTGTTTTAATAGAAGATGTGTTCAAAATGTATAGTGTCGCTTTAAGCAATATAACAGTAAAGACTAAAAACGACAATGATGTAGATATAAAAACTGATGTAAAGGATTTTTAGGAGATTTAAATATGAAAGTAAAAATTAACAAGAAACTAAAAAACTATGCAATAGGGCAGATAATAAATATTAACCCGAGTGAGCAATACTGGGCTAATAGATTAAAGGATGCTGAAATTGATAATTGCATAGAAATAATTAAACCTAGTTTAAAAAAAGAAGATAATTTAAAAAGTGAGGTAAGAAAGTATGGCAAATCAACAAGTAAATAAACCTACTATAACTAATACTTTGTTAGGGGCTGAATTAACGCCTACTATACAAGAGCAAAAAGTATTGTTAGTCGGTCAACAAACATCTGCTGCTACAGCAACAGAGAAAACGCTTATACAGAATTTGCAAAGTATAGCCCAAGTGGAAACACAATTTGGGGCAAGGTCTGAATTAGCAGGAATGTATAGAGCTTTTAGAGCAATAAACACTAAAACTCAAGTAGATGCTATTTCGTTAGATGACAGCGGAACTGGAGTAGCAGCTACCGGCACAATAGCTATATCAGGCACGGCAGGGGAAGACGGCACGCTAACATTTTTTATCGGTTCTAATAAAAATCACAGCTACACAATATCGGTAACAGATTTAGACAGTGCAACTGTAATAGGTGATGCTTTAGTTGCCGCCATTACGGCTGATACGGAAGCTCCGTTCACAGCGGTTAATTCTACAGGCACAGTAACTATTACATTTGCTCAAGACGGTACTATAGGAAATAACATCCCGCTTTATTATGACGGGGTTATAGATAGCGTAACAATAACCTTAACAGGTACAGCATCAGGGGCTAATGACCCTGTAGTAACTGGTCTATATTCGGTTATCGGGGAAACACGATATCAAAATATAGTAGCTCCTGATTACGCACAGAGTGAAACATTAACATTATTGGATGCCCGTTGGGATATTGATAATAAAGTTTTAAATGGAGTTATGTTTTATGGAAAAACAGATACTTTAGCAAATTTAAAAACTTTGTTAACAAGTGTTAATACTCAAA